GTGTCGGCGAACCCTGCCGCGGTGGCCTGCGCCGCCGCCTTCACGGTGGACACCGCGTGGTCCTGCCGCTCACGGATGCCCTGCGCGAACCCCTCCATCAGGGCGTGACCGGAGTACAGCACCCAGCCGCGGCCTGAGAACGGGCCCGTTTTGGCGGGACTGAACGGGAAGTAGCTTCGGACTTTGCTGACGAGGTTCGATGCGGCCGAGGCCACATGGCCGAGCTGGGACTCGAGACCGTTGACGAAACCCGTGATCAGCGACACGCCCGAGTTCCACAGCAGGCTGCCCAGGTTCCCCAGCCAGGACTTGATCTTGCCTGGCAGGCTCGTCACCCACGACATCAGAGCGACGGCCTTGAGGACAGCCGCGTCCTTGAAGGACGTCCAGGCCGTGTTGGCGATCGACACGACCTTGGTGGTCAGGGAGACAAGCGCGCTCCACGCTCGGCCCGGCAGCCCGGCGACGAACGAGATCAGGGACTTTCCGACGTCGACCGTGCCGTGGTACGCCACCAGGAACCCGGTCTTGATCTGGTTCCAGTATTTGACGATCAGGGCGACCGCGATACCGATCGGGCCAGTCAGGATCACGAGCAGCAGCGGCCAGTGCGCCTTCACGAAGTCGACGACCCAGCCGACCACCGCGGCAATGCCCTGGAAAGCGCCGTTCACGAACGCGCGGAACCAGCCAACCTTGTTGTAGGCCCAGATCAGCCCGGCTACGAGAGCCGCAATCGCCAACACCACAAGCATGATCGGGTTGGCGTCCAACGCGATGTTCAGCAGCCACTCAGCCGCAGCCGCAGCCTTCTCCGCTACCGCCGTCGCGACCAGGGCCACCTTCTCCGCGACCCACGCCGCGGCCGCACGCATCCCAGCGAGCGCTGACGCGGCCATCTTCTTGGAGAAGTCCAGCGCGGCCAGGCCGGCGGTCTTCATAGCCCCGCCCACGGCCTTGACGCCGGAAACCATGCCGGTCCACGCCGTCTTCCCGGCTGTGGCCGCAGCACTGCCCACACTCTTGGCGAACCCGCCGACCGCGCTTGCAGCGGTCTTCGCTCCGCTCGCCGCAGCGTCGAAGCCCTTCCGAAGGATGCCGCCAAACGTTCCGGCCTTGCCGGAGAACGCCGACCCGGCTACCTGCGCCGACCGGAAACCCTGCACGACCCGGGCCCCGGCCTGGGCGGCGGACACGCCCATCTTCCCGAAGGAGATGACCGTTTGTGCCGCCGACATGGTGAGTTTCGCGGCGTAGGCGACGACGGACAGGGCGAGGACGCCGCCGATGACCTCCGCGAGGGCGACGGCCACCTGCTGGTGCTTCGTGAAGTAGTCGATGATCTTCGTGACGATCGGGATCAGCTTCGTTCCCAGCTCGATCATCAGCGTGTCGAAACCGGCTTTGAGCTGCTTGACCTTCTGCCCGAGGGTTTCCTGCACCTCGGCGAAGCCCTTGACCTTGCCGGAGCTGTCGGTCGTGGACTTGGCCATCGCCTTGATGGTGTCGCTGGTGTCCTTGAAGTTCGCGCCCACCGTGGTCAGCGCGGCGTTCGCGCCGGGCGCCGTACCCATCAGGCGCTTCAGCGCTGCGGCGAACTCCGGCGTGCCTTCCTTGCCCGCCTTCGACGCTGCTTCCGACAGGTACTCCATGGCGTCCGTGAGACCGTTCGGGCCGTGAAGTCTCGCGCTGAGGGTCTTGGACGAGACCCCGAACTCGTCGAATGCCTTCTGCATGGGCTTCGTCGGGTTGAGGAGGGACCGGAGCGCCTGCGCCAGGTTCTGGCTCGCCCGTTGGGCGGTGAAGCCGTGGTTCGTCATCTCCGCGAGCGCGGCGCCTGCGTCATTGAAGGAGATGCCTGCGGCCGACGCGGCGGGGATGATGTTGGCGAACGCCGCCGAGAAGTCCTGAAGGTTGACCTTGCCGTGCGCAACGGCGGTGATCATCTTGGAGGTGATGTCGCCTGCCTGGCTGGCGCTGAGGTGGTAGTCCTTGAGGACGTCCGTGAGAGCTTTGGCGACGGTCGTCGTGTCCGCGCCCTCAGCCGCCGCGCCCTGCGCCGCCGCCTTGAGGACAGTCAGACCGGCACCGGCGTGGTAGCCCGCCGCTTCGACGTAGTACATGGCGTGCGCAAGATCGGTTGCCTTGACGCCGACTTGTCCGGCCATGTTCAGCATGCCCTTGCGGACCATGTCCAGCTTGTCGTTGGTCTCTCCGGCGGAGGTGACCAGCTGCACCGTGGCCGTCTGATACGAGGACGCCATCTTCACCGCGGCCGCCGCCGTGCCCACGCCGATGAGAGTCACCGACCGGCCCAGCCGGGCCATGCCGTCAAACGCCCCGGCTCCCGCCCGCCTCATGCCCGCAGCGGTGCCGTCCATCTCCGCGCGGGCATCACGGAGGGTGCCACGCAGCTGGGTCATGTCGCCAAGGAGTCGGACGACGACGGGCGGCAGGAGTCCCTCGGCCACGGCACCCCCTCATGGGTCGGGCGCCGTGAAGCGCTCGGGACGGTGTGGTCAGCGGGCGAGGGCCGTGCGCCAGGCCGCGAAGTAGACCTCGATGAGGGCGCCGCTCGAGGCGAGCTTGTCGAACGAGGGCTGCACGTACGGGCGGGCCGGCAGAACGGTGGCGCCGCCGCGGCCGGTGACGCCGCCCAGTTCCTGGATCCGCCCGTACACGGCCGTGGGGCCGATCTGTGCTTCCCACCGGCCGAGCCCGAGCGGGTGCGGGCCGTCCACCGTGATGGACCTGCGCAGCGTCCCGGTCACCAGCGACGGCGGTTCCCCGGGCGAGGACGGGGTGGGTGTGCCGCGCTGGTGGCTGGTGGTCGCGAGAGTCTTCTTGATCTCCCCCTCCACCAGGTGGGAGGCCTTCGCCGTCGCGGACCTGGTCGCCGTGCTCAGCGCTACGGCCAGTTCCTCGAGCGCTGCGCCAAGCTCGGCCACGCCCACCACTTGCACGCCCCCGGCCATCCGGGTCACCTCCCTCGTTCGGCGTCCCGCATGGCCTTGTCGTGGGCGGCTTCCCTAGCGGCGTCGACTTCGGCGGCCATCAGCGGCAGCCACGTGTCGATCCACGAGGGCAGGTTGTCGACCTGCTCGGGTGTCCACCGGTACCGCTCGGCGTACCAGAGGTAGTCGTACGCCTCATCGACGGGCGTGATCGGGTGCCCGTTCGGGACGAGGTGTCCCTCCAGCCGTGCTCTCAGGCGGCGGAGGGCTCGGTAGGGGACGCCGGGTCCTTGGCGTCCGCGACCGGGTCGGGCTTGTTCGGGAACAGCACCAGCCGGATCGGCTCGACGGCCTCGGTGAGGGCGTCGTCGTCCTCCAGGGGCAGAAGGTCGAGCGACTGCGGGGACTCGCTGGGGATCGGCAGGTCGTAGGACCAGTCGATGATGAGGACGCGGAGGAGGCCGTTGACCAGGTCCAGGCCCGCGCTCATCGCGTCTTCGGGGTCCTTGATGGCGCGCATGGCCTTCTGCTTGTCGCCGCGGCGCAGCGTGTGCGGGTCGCGGAACTGGACCCACGCGCCGGAGGGCAACTTGTGACGTTCGGTGGTGGACATGGGGTGCTCCGATGCTCCGATGGGTGGTGCTGGGGATCAGTAGGTGCCGGCCGGGACGTTGTTGGTCACGCTGACCTTGATGGGGCTGTAGCCGCCCGAGCCGCCGGCGTTGGTGGTGTTCAGGACGGCGGTGAAGGTGTTGCCGTACTCGACTGCGGCCTTGGAGCCGTCGGGCTCGCTGTCGGTGAACGCGGCGACCTGGCAGTCGATCTGGAAGGTGACCTTGTTGGTGCCGGTCAGGCCGTTGTCGAGGACGATCTGAAGCTGCGGCTGCGTGTTGTTGAGCATGTACAGCAGGGGCGATTCGTCAGCCGCGACGAAGGTCAGCTTCCCCTCCACGGACAGGCCACCGCGCTGGATGACGTACGGGTTCTGCGTCCCGGTCACGGTGAAGTACGGGGTCAGCTCACGCTTGATCGTGAGTTCGCCTTCCGTCGACGTCGCGATCAGCGTGCCGCCCGTCGCGGGGCCGCCGATGCCGAGGAGCATCCGCCACGAGGCGACCGGCAGCACCGTCGAGGGGTTCGCGGTCGGCGCCGACCCCAGCGTCACGGACGGGAACGAGGTGGCCTTGCCCGACCAGGTGAGCAGCTCGGACTGAGCGTTCCACTTCAGGCCCAGCTCCGAGAGGCACGCTCCCGGGTACTGGCGGGCCCCGGACGTGGGGGTCGGGCCGAGGAAGTGCGTGATGGTGTGCGAGACCGGCTGCCCGGAACCGGAGTTGAGGAGCGAATGCGCCTGCGTGTACGGGCCGGTGACCGGCTGCACCGCCTGCGCGGACGCGTGCGCGTACACCAGGCCCCCGGTCGGGGTCGACAGGGGGATCGTGTACGGGCCCGCGCCGCTGGGGGTGCCGGTCGTGAACACCTCGGCGGTCGCGCCGCTGCCGATCTGCACGACCGTGCTCGCCGGGATCGTCGCCGCCGTGGAGATGGACGTCGCCCCGGCCACCGCCGACGAGGACAGCGTGGTGCCGCCCGTACCGGTGGAGGTGCCGACGTAGGACATGTCGCCGAGGATGTTCCGCAGGAAGAACCCGAGACCGTCACCGTAGGCGGGGCCACCGAGTTCGAGTTCGGCAGTCTTGACGCCCTGGATCTTGGCGAAGGCGTCGGTGGCCATGCTCCCGCGCCACGACTTGTCGTCGAGCCACGTGGGGGCGTCCTTCGGCTTCACCTGGTCCACGAGGACCGTGCTGGTCATCGCGACCGGTGTGCCCTGCACACTCTCAGTCGCGATGCCCACAAACTGCTTCGCGGGTGCGTACGTGGTGGGCACCGGTCACTCCTCGCTGGACGGGGCCGGCGCGTTGTCGGCGGCCTGGTTGGGCTTCTTACGGGTCTTGGTCCAGCGGCCGTCTTGCGGGGGGCCGAACGGCCAGTCGAAAACGGTCGCCGGGGTGTCGCCGGTGCCGGCGCGGGCGGTGAGCGGGACGCTCGGGTACACGCAGTCGGCGTAGTGCGTGTACCCGTACACGCCGGGCTCGAGGCCGGTCGGCTCGGGCGCAGCGGCCGGAGTGGTGGTGTCGACGGCCGGGGCCTGGGATTCCTCTTGGGGAGTCGGCTCGGGCGTGTCCTTCACGGACTTGTCAGTGGGCATGCGGACTCCCGCAGGCGAGAAGGTGATCAGGGAAGGGGTGCCAGGCCGGGAGGGCTCAGGCGTTGACGAACTCGATCGCCGTGAAGCTCATTTCGAGGAACGACTTGGTCAGTTCGGCCTTGGTCTCCGGCTGGCCGTACCGGAAGTCGATTCCGTCGGCGCCGCCGTCGACGTGCTCACCGGCCTGGAAAACGGCCCCGCCGAGGGTGCGGTCCAGGCGCATGTGCTCCACGAGGGCGTCCCGAAGGGCGTGCACGTCGTCCTGGGCGTCCTCGGCGTGCGGCGTGCGGGAGCGGATGTAGCAGTTCAACGTCACCTCGTAGGTGACCTGCTTCATGCCGTTGTGCTCACCGCCGAGGGCGATGCGGTGCTCGTTGTGCCGGGGGATGAATACGATGATCTGGCAGCCCGTGCGGGCACCGGACGCCTGGCCCCAGAAGTAGTCCTCGTGGTCGTCCCGCTTCGCCCACGCCCGGCGGACGACGCCGACGCCGTACTGGGACAGGGGTGAGGACCGGTAGGTGCGGGTGGGCTGGTCGTAGGGGCCGCCGAAGTAGCGGCAGATCCCGTCCAGGACTGTCTGAACGCTCACGGCGCCATCACCTGACCCGCTGGTACCGGGACAGGATCCGCTCGCTCTCCAGCACGAGGCCGGAGCCGTCCTTGCGGGGATCCTTCTGCCGGGTACCGGACGCGAGGTTCGTGTCCGGGTAGGCGTCCTCGCTCGAGGTGTCCGGCCGCATCAGCATGCTGACGGCGTAGTTGGTGACCGCGAGCCGCATGTCCGTCGGCATGCCGGAGAAATCGTGCCCGCCGGTGTGCGCGTACAGCGTGGGCGCCGCCAGCGTCACCGCGGTCGGCACGATGAGGGCTGTGGGCTGCGGGGGCACCCAGCTGGTGGAGACGGTGACGTCCTCCTCAAAGCCGGGCTCCCAGACCCGGTACGTCTGCCCCGGCAGGATCCCCGTCGGATCCGCAACCGTCAGCGTCGTCGCGGCCGCGCTGGTGGCGTTGGTCAGCTGGGTGGCGACCCAGCCGGCCGTGTAGGTGAGCTGCACGAACACCTCACCACCCGACACCGGGCTCCCGAACTGGAGAGACCCTGACCAGGGGCCGCCACCGGCGAAAGAGGAGATGATGACCCGGCTGTCCTCCACCCACGTGGACGGCGACGTCACGGTAGTCAGCGCAGTCGGCGTGTACCCGTAGGCGATCGACGACACCGACAGAACCGGCGTGTTGTCGGGGTGCAGGCGCAGATTGCCGCCACGGTCGAAACGTGCCGTGCAGTTCTGCACGACCGTGTGCGCGCCCAGGTTCTGCCCGGCCCGGTTGTCCGCCCAGTCCGACGCCATCAACAGCACGTTGACGAGTTCGGCAGTCTGGTCGGCGTCCGAGGTCGACCCGGAGCGCAGGTCATCCAGGTCCAGGTACGTCGGGTGCGCCGTGAACGCAGCAGCGGACACATAGGGGATGGACGGCACGCGGTCACCGCCTTCCGGCTGTTGTGGCTACCGAGCGGACGCGACGAGCGCGGTCACGGTGGGAGA